CTGGGTTCCATTGGTAGCCGCCGAGACGAGACCAGCGGAGAAACCGCCGTCCGAACCGGCCTTCGAGGTGTTCGTGGTCAGGAACGCCAGAAGGCCCGCGCTCTTGCGGGTCGTAGCGCCGGATTCCACAACGGAAGCGAAGTTGCCGACAAGACGCATTTCAAGGTCGCGCTTGACCTCGATGGTCTTGAGCACCTTTTGGCGAGCCAGTTCGCTATCGCGTCCGGCCTTGTCTACGACTTCCTGCGTGCGAGACACGCCGCCGGTCTTGGCGACGATCTGCATGTAGTTACCGACGCGGGTCGTCAGGTTGGCGGTGCCGAGGGTGTAGTCATCACCTTCAAGCTGGGCATTGGTCGCAACCGGGGTTGCCAGCGTTTCCGTCTGCCACTCGTGATAGACGTTGGTCGCCTTGGACGTGCCGAGGTTGGAGATCAGCGGCGTGGATTCCGGGGCAACACGATAGATCGTGTTCTCCAGGTCTTCACGAATACCGATGTTGACAACCGGCGTACCGGCGGAACCGATGGTGTTTGTAGGAGCGGTCATGGTTCTAAGCCTTTCGGGCTAGAAGCAGGGCCACAGCGTCGTCGACGCTCCGGGTTTGTGCGAAGCGGTTAGCGACTTGCGTGGCCGTGCGTTGTGCGGGGACTGGCGCTGCGGCGGCTGGACGAACCGGGGACCGTGGGGCAGCGGCAGGTGTGGGTTTCGGGGTCGGACGGGCCTTGAGCGCCGCTTGAGCCTTCCGCCATTGCATCGCGTCATGCGCGAGCGCCATCTCGTTAGCCGTAATGTTCATGATGTCATCGCGGGCTAGGCCGGACGATTCAAGAAATTCAGTGATTTCCGCTCTGCGCTTCGGACCCTCGACGGGATCGGCAAGATCAGGGGCAATCTCGGCTAGACGTTGAAATTCCACAGCAACTTGCGCTTCGCGGGCTTGGGCCTTCGCATATTCAGTAGCCTGCGCCGTCTGCTGTAGAAGCGCAAATTCCTGTTCATGCTGCACCTTGGCAATCATCATTGCCTCGGCCCCGTACTCGTTAGCGTACGCTATCCAGTCAGGCGCATTGCCCCACTTGTTCTGGAATGTCTCAATGGCTTGCGGGAGGAAGCTTCCAAGATGGTCAGCAAGTTGCTGGACCTTGGCGACTTCCGCCTGTGCGGCTTGGGTCTGTTGGGCAGCTTCGGCTTTGGCCTTGGCGGCGGATGCTTCTCGCGGACCTTCTTGAGCTAGGATTTCGGCCTGAATCTCGGGGTCCAGAGCGGCAAACTTTGCCTTGGCTTCCGGGGTCCAATAGAGCGGCGGGTCGAGGGGGGTTTCGGCCACCTCGGCGGGCTCTTCAATTACCGGGTCCTCGGGGTTTTCGGCCCCTTCGGTCGGCTCTTCGGGGGCATTGGCCTCCCCCTCGATCTCTTGGGGCTCCTCAGCGGCCTCTACAGGCGCTTCGGGAGCGTCTTGCTCCACAGTTTCGGGCATTAGCGCGGCGATGGCCTGATCTACAGACAGCGGGCCACTTTCCGTGGTGGAAGCTTCGGACATAAAATGCCTATTGGTAGTTTCAGGGATTAGGTTTGACGCGTTAGCCCGGCAATAGCGATTGCCGCCTCGGCCATGCGTCCGTTGTCTACGACTTCACGCATTGCCTGCTGAATTGACGCAAGGTTGTGCAGCGTCTTATGAAGGTTCTGGACCTTCGCATCTGCCCCGATGGGCGTCTGCTGCATCTCGCGGAAAATAGCCGCTTCAAGCTTGGCAAACACCTCTTGAAGCTCGTTCATTTCGTTCAGGGCGCGACGGCCCTTGGTGACTGTCGTTTCGTCGTCAATCATCCGGGGTCGCCACCCGGTTGCACGTCGGACACACCCGATGAGGCTTGCACCTTGTACATGCCCGTTTCCCGCGCCACTTCAGCGTTAAGATAAGCCGTCTCGCGCTTCATTTCCAATTCAGCGGTCAATAGCTCTCGCTTCATTTGCAGTTCGGCGTCGGTCGTCTCGCGCTTGAGTTGGAGCGTTTGTTCCACCTCGTACCGCTTCAATTCGCTGGTGGCCTGAATTTCGGCTATACGGGCTTCATGGTCCTGTTCAGCCTTCCGTTGGGCCGCTTCGGCGTCCATTTGATGCTTCTGCATGGCAAGCTGCGTATCAGCCTCGGCCTTCGCCTGCGCTAGTTGCATCTCGCCTTGCAGCTTGGCCTGCGCCATTTGCATCTCGGCTTGCGCCTGCAATTGGGCCGGGTCGGGCTTGGGTTCGGTCGGCGCGTTGGCTGGGTCCTTCGGATCTTGCCACAGGCTCCCCGCCTTCTTACTCCCCGCCGCGCGCTCCCACTCCTCCAAAGCCTCGTGCAGGTTCTTGCCGTCCATGATCGGGCCGTCTAGCCCGCCCTGCATCTGAATAGCCAATTGCATCAGTTCAAGGCGACGATTGGCAATCATCAGGTCATGGTCGCGCCCCGCCGAACCGACACCCACGTGCACGGTAAGCGCGTGACGTTCGGGCCATTGGAAGGGCGCAATGTCCGACTTCCACTGGTTCCGCATCTTGGCGGAATAGGGCGCGTGCTTCTCGGAGCTATACTCGCGCAACATCCAATGGATGCCGACCACCAAATCCTTGACCAGCGTCTCGGCAAACACCCGCGCAATCATGCGAACGCGCTTTTGCGCCGCTTGGATCAGCGCCATTGCGCCCTTGGCCGTGTCGTGCAGCGTATCCGGGTTCAAGCCTTGGGCATTGCGGACGATACCCGAACGGCCCTCGGCCATTGCGGAAACGTGCTCCATTGCCCCGAATATGTCGAAGCTCAGCGCGCCCGCGCTGACCGGCATAATTGCGTTCGGCCCCTTGGTGCGGATAGGCACGCCGGGTTCGTTACGCAGCAGGTCGGAAACCGTGAACTCTGTCGCCTCGTTCATGTTGACCGCGTTGCGCTGGTTCAGAGCGAAGTAGCCGCTATCCAGCAACATACGCAGCAACACGGTCTTGATCTTTTGGACCTCAATCAGCTTATCGGCAACGCTCTCGCCGTAGAACCGGTGAGGGACGATGTAGGGCGTACCCGCTGCGAACGGGATTTGGCCGACCATCTCACTGTCGAGTAGTTCGCGCTCTTCGGAGTCGGTGATGACGCGCCAGACTTCCAGCTTGCCGCCAACTTCCGACGCAACACGGATATAGTGAACGCGCACTTCGACCATGCGAAGGTCGCCAGTGCCTGCGTCCATTGACTGTTGATCGCTTTCGCCCGCGCGGTCCCGGTCCTGCTCGACCGTGCCGTTGGGGTAGCTGTACGACTTCAGTTGACGGCACTTCTCCGGGTCAAGCCCGCGTGATATCAATTCTTGCACCCGCTCGCGCGACTTCATGGCGCAATAGGTTGCATCCCGAAGGCTCACCGTATCCGGGGCAACCGTGAAGTCCTCGGACGGAACCGCCTTGATACAGACTTTGCCGTGAAGCTTGGACGTGACAAGCGCAAACGTGCCGTCTTCGCCCTCTTCCATCTCCATACCAGGCAGGCCCATTTGAGCCACTTCCGCCGTCATGGGATCGAGGCCGGATTGCACCGTCTCGGATTTTTCCTCTTCCTCCCACCACCAGTGAATGACCCCGGTGCGGGTTGTGAGCGCGTCCTTGATCGCCGTGTAGAGGGTTAGAAAGCCCTCGTTCTCGGTGAAAATGATATGATTAACGAAATCGGTTTCCTCTTGCGCACGGTCTTCGTCATCCGCGCCTTGAGGAACAAAGGTCGCAACGTCTTCCCCGCCAACAAACACTTCCATCACGTCGGGAAGCACCGTCTCGATCGCATCGGCAACGGTTGAATCTACCGCCCGGCTGCGATTGGGCAGCGAGGGGACGTCATTCATCTCGCCCTTGACGTAAGCCAGCGCAACCTCACGCGCGGCCACCAGAGCGCCGTTATCGCCCTCGCCAAAGCCGATAGAGCGCTTCCGCTCCTCGCCTACCAGCTTGAGCAGTTCGTCGTCGGAGTATTGCACTAGGTGGCCTTGCCGCCCGCGTAGGTGCCACTGGCGCCGGTCGTCTTGGCAAGCACGATGCGACCCGGAATATACATGCCCGCCGTCATCGCAACGGAAATGTCAGTCCCGGTAGCTTCGCTCTTGAAAATGAAGGTCCCAGCCGTGAGGCAGAGCACGCCGTAATAGTTCTGCGGCGTCGTGTCACTGAGCGTGATCGGTTCCCAGACGGGAATCCCGCCCCTGTCGTTCATAGCCATTTAGACAACTCCGAAATTTGCTATTTCCAGCCGGACGTTGTGCGGCTTTGTTATGGCGTGGCGCATCATCATCAGGCCGTAGCGGGAGGCGGATATTCGGTCGTCTCGCTCTTTCACGATCAAACCGTTGACGCGGTGATAAAGGCGGAACTCACCGAACCAGCCGCCACAAGTGCTAAACACTTTCCAGCGGCCCGTTTGCATCCGGTCCAGCATGTCCATAACGCCAGCCTCAACGCCGTTGCCCCCATCCGGGAACGTGGCTTTGTCGGTCAGCATGTTAAGGCCCTGCGCCTCGTATTGGTCTTTCAGGCTTTCACCCGAACCTTTGTCGTGCTGCAAACCATCATGAGGCCA